AGACGTCCGTAGCATTCGTCGCCTCTTTCGCTCTGGTATCTACAGCCAAGTGGAGATCGCCAAGCAATTTGGCGTCAGTAGCTCTTGGGTCAGCAAGATCGTGCGCCGGCTTCGCTGGACGCACGTCTAAGAACCTTAACAACCGATGCGGTTCTAGTGCTGGGGGGCAGGATCGAACTGCCGACCTCGCCATTATGAGTGGCGCGCTCTTGCCATCTGAGCTACCCCAGCTCTGCACTCTTGACCTCACGTTTCGGGTGTCTCTTGACTTTCACTTAGCGAGTCAACGCCGAACATGCGGTTGATCGGGCTGTAGGCGTCGAAGTCCCGCGGGGTGATCGCCTGGCTGTACCTCTCTACCATCGCCAGCGACGACCAGCGGCCGGCGACCTGCACCAGTCTTGATGGTGCGCCGGCGCGCAGAGCCAGCGTCGCGAACGTCCTTCGAAGGGCATGCGGCATGATCGGGCCCAGGCCTGCCCGGTAGCCGATCCGGTAGAAGTTCGCCCGGATGCCGTGGCGGGTCATGCCGGTGCCCGGTTTCACGCCCCCCACCCCGACGAAGACGGCCTGCACTCCGGCCTTGGCGAACTTCGAACGCATGGCCAGCCAGGTCCCCAATAGTCCGGCGGTGTAGGCGCCGAAGACAGCCTGGCCCCACTTCCCGCCCTTCACTTTCACCGTCAGACAGCGGTCGGCGATGTCGAGGCCATCCAGTCTCAGGGTTGCCACCTCCCCAACGCGCAGGCCAGTGTCCACCATCAGGGCGATCATGGCGGCGTCGCGGGTCCCCTGGCCAGTAGAAGTGTCGCAGGCGGCCATGAAGCGCTCGACCTCCTCGGCTCTCAGAGTCTTCTGAGGCCGGATCTCGCGCTTGGGCATTCGAAGCCGGTGCGCCGGCGACCTCTCCTCCCCGACGGCCCACGCGAACAGGTGACGCGCCGCAGCGATCGCCTGGTAGCGGCTCGAAGCTCCCCACCTCGCATGTCCTGAGAGCCAGGCGCGCAGCGTTTCCACCGAAACGCCGGCTAGCTCCACCCCTCCGAGATAGGCCACCAAGTCCTCGAGGTAGTGGCGGTACAGCTCCTCGGTCGTCTCGACCCATCGGTCTCTGTTGGCTTCGAAGAACCGGTCTAGCACATCGCCCTCCGCGGTCCCTGAATTGCTGGCGCCCTTAGCCTCGTACCCCCTGCGAGGCTCCCCCTCACCGCCACAGTTCAGGGACCGGGGCGGACGAAGGGTGACCGTCCGTCCTTCCTCCTTCGGTAGCCGGGGGCATCGGGAAACCGGTGCCCCCGGTGAAGGAGATCGTCGCACGGAACCGGGTACGCGTCACAGAAATCTGGAGGGTGTCAGTGGCCAAGAAAGACACATGGCCCGAACGCAGAAAGACAGACCACGCGGCCACCATTGATGCTTTGACGCGTGCCGTCGACGCACAAGCGGGACTGTTACAGAGCATCGACTCGAAGTTGGCTTCTCTCGTGAGCCACATCATGTCGGGCTTCGACCTGGTGGCCGAGAGCAACCACAGGCCCTACGGCCTTCGGGCCGGCCTGGACGACGTTTCTGCCGTGGACACCCGGACGCTCCTGTGGATCCGGGACGCGCTGATGACCATCGAAGCGGAGATGGCGCGCAAGCACGACATCATGGGCCAGATCCGCAATGGCAAGTACAACCCGGAGCAACCTGCAGCCCCCAGACGACTCAAGACTAACGGGAAGTAGGGCGAATGTCTGTAGTGCCGCCGGGGGAGCCGAGAGGGTGAAGACGAACTCGACCCGTCATGGCTGAGATCCTCCGCACTCTCGAAGAAACCCTTCTTGCCTACCTCAAGGCCCAGCACCGCGGCATTGGCCAGGCGATCACGCGCGGTCAACTCGTGTGGGCGATGAAGACGATGGGCTTCGACGTCGGGGACCGCCAGGTACGCAAGGCGCTGGAGAGCCTGCGGGCCACGCATGCAGAGGGCGGGTACATCTGCTCGAGTTCAGAGAGCGCCGGCTACTGGTGGAGTGAGACGGAAGACGAGATCCGCGCCGCCAATGCCGAGGACTACAGCCGGATCCAGGCGACGAGCGCCAAGATTCAGAACCGGACGCGGCTGCTGCAGCACCTCGAGGAAGAGCGCGTGATGGAGGGGAGGCTGTTCCAATGACGGACGACCCCGAGACCCTTCTGCGTCTGGCCGAGGAACAGAAATGGCAAAGGCGATGCGCCACCGCAACCTTCTGGCGCGTCGCGGCACTCGTGGCCTGGGGGTTCGCGCTGACGGTTCTCGGCTTGCTGGCCGGGATGCTGATCGGAGGCCAACGATGACGACGCTTCAGGACTTGGCCGAAGCATTGGTCCTGGTCGCGCTTCTTCTGGCCTGCGCCCTGGGGATTTGGGGACTACTTGCGCGATAGGTGGGCCGTTCTCTTTGCCCTGTCGCTGCTCCTGCTCTTTGCCGATCCGCCGGCGCCGACGACCGTCACCGCCGTAATCGGCCCCGAGTTGGTGCACGCGTTCAGGATCGAGGACGGATGGGCATGCGGCGGGAGTGCGCACGAGTGCATGAAGGGCGAAGAGGACGCGCTGGTGCTGGCCCGGATCGCCATTGGCGAAAGCCCGAGCTCGCCTGGGGATCAGATCTACGTCATGTGGCTCATCAAGTTCCGGGCCTACCTGGGCTTCAAGAATGCGGGCAAGTACAGCGGCTGGTACAACGATCCGGCCCGGTGGGGACCTATGACGACGATCAAGGACGAGGCGCTTTGTCTAAGAGGCTGTCAGTTCTCGCCGGCCAGGGCTTCTCTCTCGATCTACTTTCCATGCCTGCTGTCCGAGACCAACGCCATGCGGAAGATGCTATGCCCGATCGACGCGGACCTGGCCGACTTCCTGTTCGCGTACGACGCGGCGAAGGCGATCCTGGCGGCGCCCATTGCGGAGTTCCCGGACGAGATGCGCGGCTACGACAACTTCCGCAGTCCTTCGATCACCGGGCCGGGGCAGCGCAACCGGCTGCCTGACGGTCTCAAGTCGGTGCAGTTCTTCGAAAGGGCAAACGTGTGGAGAGACGAATTCCCCGACGACAACGCATTCTGGACCGCGCGGGAGGCCGAGTGGCTCGTGACGCTTCGGCGGGTGCAGTGACGTTCGAATGCGGGCGGTGCGGAAGGTTCATGCCGAACTTGGATCGCCTAGTGCTGCATTGGGTAGGTTGCCGGAGAGACATAGCGGCCTCATGAAGTCCTTGCCGCAGAACCCAGATGTGCCCATGAGGGCGACAGTCCCTTGACCTGAGTAGGGCACCAGACCGCGAGCGTAAGTTGAAGGACCTGGGGCGCGCCATCGGTATATATACCGATGGCCATGCGGCTGGAGACACTGGCGGCCAGGAAGGCTTGAAGTAATAAAGCCGGGCCACTACCTAACAAACGCCGGTGCGTGCGTGAACGCGGAAACGCGAGGGTGGGAAACCAGAACCACCGGATGTATGCCAAAGGCTTGGAGGACCCCCGGATATGCCGGAACGAACCGACTGGGCGCGATACGAAGAGAGGGTTCGGCTAGGCTGCGAGGCCTTCGAAGCGGCCTGCCGGCGGAATGGGTTCACGGGCGAGGTCGAGAAGCGGCTGGCGAAGGAATGGGCGCAAGGTTGCCGAGATTGGCTCGAGAGTTTCGGGGAAGACTGGCAGCTCTTGGGTGAGGCGGTGGACGAAATGCGAAAGCAGCACCCGCCACTGATCGTGGCCTCCCCCCGAAGCTGTATCAAGGTGGCCAGGGAACTGAAGCGGTGGCGCCCACGCTTCGAGACGGAAGCCGGCCGGCAGTCGTTCGCTGAGAGACTGACGGAGCCGGAAGAGACGGACGCGGACCGGCAGGCGCGACAGAGGTACGCGGATGTCGTAAGGGAGGCAAACGATGAGTGAGACGCACGAGACGCTGAGGGCGCTGGTAGCCTGGGGTAAGAACACAGGGCCTCGGCATCAGCCTTCCAGGCGTCGGCGTGGGCGTCGATGTCGGCTCGCTTGATGATGTACTCGGCGGGCGAGGTGCAGTGGGGGTGGGATGGGAACCTGCCTATGACTTATGGCTTTTGCTACTTCTGCGGACAGCACCACGCGATAGGGCACACCAGCACGTGCGGGTTCACTCGCGTTGCGTTGCCAGCAGAGACTCCGGCATGACTATCGGAAACCTGCGTTCTGGCAGTCGGGTGAAGGGGAAGCGCATGCCGTACAAGGGCCGAGAGCACCCGCGACGGCCGTGTAGGAGCTGTGGGAAGTGGATGAAAGACGAGAGCATGGAGTACGGCCTGTGCGCTCCATGTCTCAAGCAGGCTGGGAGCCATGAGCGCAGCGAGGCCATGCCGAACAAGAACTACTTCCGGATCCTCTCTTCACCCGACGAGACGATCCGGCCGGGTGCGAAGTTTGTCCACCTGCACTTCACGCTTGGGCTGCAGCAGGGATTGTGGCCGCCGGGGCTGATTGTGCGCCGGCCGAACAGCGTGGTAGAGGCGGTACATGGAGAGACGGGACGACCCCAGTGGCTGGGCCTGCCGACGACGGAGGCGAGATGACAGCCTGGGCGCCGGCGACGAGAGAGAGATTGCTGCATCGCTGGAAGGCTGTAGACGAACCGTTTGAATATCTCGGGCTTGTCATTCGATGGGTTTCGTTGTGTGGTCGGCGCTTCGAGAGCGAGGCAAGAGTTCCATGCTCAGGAAAGAAGTGCGACGAGTGCGAAGCAAGAGGGCCTGAATGATCTGCATGTGTGGACATCCGCGTCGCGTTCACGCTCAGGACGGGGCCTGCAACATCTGCTGGTGCTTCCAGTTTGAATCGTCGGCGGTTGAGAATCCCGGCACGCCGCATCCGGTGCGCGGCACCATCGTGCCAGAGCAGACAATGGGAACAGTCGTCCCCGAGCAAACGATGATGACGATCTGGCCGGACGAGGAGTACGCGCCAGTGTCGCCGAGCTCCATGCCCAGGGGGGATCTGTGATGCCTCTCGTCGTGGTGGAGCTCCAATGCGATCGGTGCCGGCGTTGGGTCGAGGGCTACGAGCTCGACAGCGGGACGGCTGGGTTCGTGCGCCTCAGCTCGCGGCGCTGGTCAAAGTACGGCCGGCCAGGGGAGACGCTCCTGTGCGATGGTTGTCTCATGGCGGATCCGGCCTACCGGGAAGACTACCCGTATGCTGCCGATCAACTCCGTATGGCGGGGCTATGAAGATCCGCGTCAGCAAACTCGACGCCGAGTTCGCGCTGGCGATCAAGGAGCGCGACGGATGGAAATGCCGGCGGTGTGGCCGAAGCAAGGCTCAGGGCTGGGCCATTCATGCAGCGCACGTTTTCAGTCGGCGCATCAAGGCTACGCGGTGGGACGCCCAAAATCTATTCTCTCTCTGCTTCGTCTGTCATCGATGGGCGCATGACTGGCCGCTGGAGTTCCATGTGTGGGTGCGGGATCAACTGGGGGACGCGGTGTACGAGAGTCTTGCCGAGAGAGCGCGGCGGGTGAACATGCGCAACCCGGAAGGAGCTGGCTAGTGGGTAAGGTTACCGGCATCGCCTGGACGGACCACACCTTCAATCCGTGGTGGGGCTGCCTGAAAGTCTCGCCTGGCTGTGCCCATTGCTACGCGGAGAACATTGCCACGCGCTATGGCCACGACGTCTGGGGGCCGAGCGCTGGCCGCAGGCTCTTCGACGATCGTCACTGGCACGAGCCCGAGCTGTGGAACCGTGCTGCTGGCCTGGATGGGATCCGGCGCCGGGTCTTCTGCGGCAGCATGTGCGACATTTTCGAAGACCTCCCAACCCTGTATAGCCAGAGGGCTCGTCTGTTCGAGTTGATCGAGGCCACGCCCGATTTGGACTGGTTGCTACTAACGAAGCGGCCTGAGAACATCACAGGCATGGCGCCGGCGGGCTTCGGGCTCCGGCCGAACGTCTGGCTGGGTACGTCCGTGGAGGACCAACTGCGGGCGAGCCAGCGCGTTCCGGCTCTGCTCCAGGTAGGCGCCAGGAAGCGCTTCCTATCGGTCGAGCCTCTATTGGAGCCCGTAAGGCTCATGCTCTACAACACGTCGAGTTTCACCGACGCGGACGGCGAGCATGCGATTGCAACGGAGTGGATCGATTGGGTCATCGTTGGCGGGGAGAGTGGGCCAGGCGCTCGGCCGATGGACCCGGATTGGGTTGGCTCTATCCTGCGGCGATGCCGAGATAACCGCGTCGCGTTCTTCATGAAGCAGCTGGGTGGTCACCCTGACAAGCGGGCCCATCCGGAGACGTGGCCAGCTGAGCTACGGATCCAGCAGTTCCCCGAGTTGGCGCAGACTGCGGGGCGCCCCGCCGACCCTGCCCCCGGCGGACCGGGCGCATCGGCAGGGCGGCAGACTGCGCCAAGTGAGCCCGGATGACCCTGGTGAGACCGTCGCCCCCGCAGGCGCGATTGCTCCGGGCATTGAGCGAGAGACCGGACGACTGTCTGCGCGTCTGGTTTTCGTCGGTGCGGTACATGGCGCGTACGGAGCTGGCGAAAGAAGGCATCTGGCCACGCGGCGCGGTTGAAGAGGCGAACGCAAGCCGACAGACGGTCATGTCCTGCGTCCGCCTTGGATGGATCAAGAACCTCAAGGTCTTTCCCAACCCCGCCGGTGTCATCGGGGGAGAGGCCGCCTTCTATGGACTCTCAGATGCCGGAGCTGAGGCGATCCGCTTGCTTTCCCCCGAGGCTTTCATCAGCCTGGCAGGACCGAAGAAGCCATCCGTCCGTGGCGAGTCGGCGCGGATCCTACGTGCGCTTGCGGCTCGCCATGACCGCGAGAAGGGATGGATCTTCCTAGCCGAAGCGCCGATAGACGGCACAAATGTGGATGCCTGGGCGATCAACTGTTTTGCGAGCCAAGGCCATCGCCGGGTTGGATACGAGGTCAAGGTCAGCCGGAGTGATTTCACTTCGGAATTACGCCAGCCCGCCAAGACGGCCAGGAGCGCTCGGTTTGCCAGCGAGTTCTACTTCGCCTGCCCCAATGGGCTGATCAAGCCCGCCGAGGTCCCCGATCCTTATGGCCTTGTGTATGTGAAGCCCAACGGCCGAAGCCGGATGGTGAAGCGTTCAAAGCTGCCGAAGACTGAGCCAACGTGGGGCCTCGTGGGGCGCCTGATGCGCCGCCTGGCCCAGATGGAAGAAGGAGCAGAGCCATGACCGAACCGAAGGTCAACTTCGGCGACCCGAGACTGCCCAAGAGATTCTGGGAGAAGGCGATCATCAAGCCCAATGGTTGTTGGGAATGGCGGGGCGGGAGGAGAGATGGTTACGGCCTCTATTGGCACTCCCCTGGACGCGGCCCCGCGCACCGTGTCGCCTATGAGATTCTCATAGGACCCATCCCGGCCGGGCTTCAGTGTGACCATCTCTGCCGAAACCGGGCCTGCGTGAACCCGCATCACATCGAAGCCGTGACTTGCCGCGAGAATATTGTGCGCGGGGAGAGTTACGAAGCGGGCAGGAAAGAATGCCCGCGTGGCCACCCGTATTCCGGAGTGAATCTGTACGTGGACCCAAGTGGCAAGAGGCGTTGTAAGGAATGCAGCAGACTGCGGATCCGGGCGCAGAGAGCGGAAGCGAGGGCCCAATGACAGAAGAGCGAGCAACCTACGACGCGGGAGGCGAGCAGCCCGACGCCAAGACGGTGCTGGCGCATTGCTGGACGCCAGATAGCCACGACCCCAAAGGGAAGCGGATGATTTGTCAGGCGTGCGAATGGGAGAAACCAGCCCACGATGATTGGTGTCCCTACGGTGCCCTCGCCGCCTCGCAGGCGCGGGTGGAGGCGCTGGAGGAGTTGGTCGGCGCCGAACGTGACCTGCCGCTGAAGATTGAGCCAGACTACGACGACCGACACTACACAGAGAAGCACGAGCGGGCGAGGCTGGCACGTCTGGCGGCTGACATGCCACTCGCCGCAGGGGAGGTGAAGCATGAGTGACGCCAAGACAATCCAGATGAAGGTGCTGGAGTGCGTAGTATCGGCCAAGCCAGACAAGTCACTCGTGGCCAAGCTGAACCCGATTCTTGAGGCTCGCGGCTTTCGACTTGCTCTCTATTGGAAACATGGCGTGCTTTCGGTGGGCGATTTGCCTCCCTCGCCACAAAGGAAGGTGAAACATGACTGACAATGCCACGTCTGAGAACCTACGAAAGCTGGCCCGGCTGATTGCTATGGGCCAGCCGCTCAACGCTGACGCGGTATCGGAGGCCATTGTTCTATGCGCCGACGCTTGGGACGCCTCGCAGGCGCGGGTGGAGACGCTGAGGGAGTTCGACGCTGACACCGTTCGGGTATGTTCCGAGACGATTTGGGGGAAGCACGCTGAGGAGGCCCACGAGGGCATCCGTCTGGCGCGGCACAACTTCCTCCAGCGGCTGGCTACCGCCCTCGCCGCCGCGCCCAACGCACCTTCGGCTGCGACGAGTGATGCAAGTCCCCGGCAGGGCCTTGAGGAGAAGGGATGAGCCGTCTGATCGTCATCGTCGACATGCGAGGCAACAACGGTCGAGCTCTCGGCATCGTGGATGAGTCGGATCAGTGGTTGGAGCGCTTCCCCTCGATGCTGGACGTGCTGGCCCTGAAGGAGCGGCATCCGTTGGGCGTGTTCCCGTGGGTGGTGCTGGACCTCGACCGGCCGCAGGCCAACAGCGTGCTCCTGTGATCGCACCTTTGAGCCAGAAGGCCCTGCGGGAAGTGCGGTGCTGGCCCCGACTTCGCGCCACGGAGGCCTATGGGCATCTCCTGGCCGAGCGGGGCGGGAGTTCCAGGCCGTATGGGCGGGTGCTGCCGATCCTCGTGGGCGGGCCAGGCGCGATCTGGGGCCAGCAGCACGAGCTGCACCTGTGCGTCGTGGTGGGGGGAAAGCTGAGAGGGAACCAATGAAACGACTTATCGCGCTCACATTGCTTCTGTTCGTGCTGACGTCCTGCATCCCACGGAAGTGCGGAGACTTCTCCTGTCGGCGGCCAAAGGCAACCGTGTCGGCGCAGGCGACGATCGACCCGGCGAGACGCGAGCGGTTCCTGCGGGAACATAGCGTTGGCCACTGAGCGAATGCTGTACTGCCCGAACTGTGGAGGTGCCGTCGTTCCTCTGCAGAGGTTCGCGGGCAGGGACGTCGTTCCCATCGAAACTTGGGGGACGATCGTCTACGCATTCAGCGCAAGGATCCGTTGCGGTGCGTGTGGCTTCAATGTGGTGTTCGGATCTCCGCGAAGAGGGCTTGAGCCAGAGGGCCTATTGGGTGTAGACTGACAGAAGTCAAGGCCCTAGCGATCCCGGAGTTGCGCCCGGCCACGTCTTTCCCGAGAGCGGGAGGCGCGGCCGGGTTTTTCGTTGGGAGGAGCGCATGTCGATCAAGAAGGCCCACAGGGGCGAGGGGATGCCGAAGCCCAACAAGGGATCCGCGCCAGAGCGGAAGCAGCCTCCCCCGATTCCGCGCCACCCACGCTGGACGCCTGGCTCGGGCTGGCCGCGCAAGGGAAGCACGTAGGACCGACCGAGAGTTCAAGTCAGGGGCGAGATGCCCCAAAGGCATAGGGCGAGATGCCCAAGAAGGCTGCAAAGCAGCGTGTTCCAGCACCCAAGCCTAGAAAACCACGCGGTCCGGGGCGTCCATTCCCCAAGGGTGAATCTGGCAATCCGAACGGCCGGCCACCGTTGGGGAAGTCCCTGGCCGAGGCAGTCCGGCGCATCGGTGACGAGAAGGTCGAGAGGGGGACCAACAAGGGTCGCTCGCGCCTGGATGTTGTCATCCGCGGCCTATTCAAGCAGGCGAATAAGGGCAACGTCAAAGCCGCCGCGCTTCTCATGGACCGCGGATGGGGAAAGGCACTTCAGCCCATTGGCAACGAGGGCGGAGGCCCGATCACAATCCGGATCGTTGAGGAGTGACCGAGTACGTCGTGCGGCTTCCCAAGCCGCATGCAAAGCAAGCCTCGTTCGTCAAGAGCACAGCCAAGCGCAATGTCGTTCGGGGTGGACGCCGCGGGGGGAAGACCGTCGGCGTTTCAATCCGGGCGGTCAGGCGCTTTCTCAAAGGCCGGCGCATCCTCTACGCCACTCCGACCCAGGAGCAGGTCGATCGCTTCTGGGTGACCGTGACGCGGGCACTACAGGAACCGATCGATGCCGGCGTGTTCTACGTCAACGAGACGCGCCATATTATCGAGCTTCCGGGCACGGAGCAGCGCATCCGGGCGAAGACGGCCTGGGACGCGGATTCGCTCAGGGGCGACTATGCCGACGAGCTGATCCTCGACGAGTACCAACTGATGAGCGAGGACGCATGGGGATTGGTGGGGGCTCCCATGATGGCGGACCACGATGGGAACGCCACCTTCGTCTACACCCCCCCCAGCCTTCACTCCAGAGCCAGGACTCGCATCAGGGCCCGGGATCCCCGGCACGCCGCGAAGCTATTCAAGCGGGCAGCAGCAGACAAGACCGGCCGCTGGAAGACCTTCCACTTTACGAGCAAGGACAACCCGCACATCAGTCAGGCGGCGGTAGAGGAGCTGGCCAAGGACATGACGGCCCTCGCCTACCGGATGGAGATCCTGGCCGAAGACGTCGACGAGGCGCCCGGTGCGTTGTGGACTCGGGAGATCCTCGAGAAGGGCCGCCGGCCCGCGCCAGTAGACAGCAAGGGGAAGCCTCTCATTTCGCGGATCGTCGTCGGCGTGGACCCGAGCGGCACTTCAACCGGGGCCGAGGCCGGCATTGTTGTGGCGGGCCGGGCGGGGGACGAGGCCTTTGTCCTGGCCGACGGGAGCCTACAGGCCTCGCCGGCGGGCTGGGCCGCCGCAGCGATCGACGAATACAACCGGCACCATGCCAACCTGATCGTGGCCGAGGCCAACTACGGGGGGGAGATGGTCAAAGAGACCATCTCCACGGCCAATCCGAAAGTGCCGGTCAAGATCGTCTTTGCCTCCCGGGGAAAGCAGATCCGGGCCGAGCCGATCTCCGCCATGTATCAGCATGGCCATGTGCATCACGTCGGCTCGTTCCCGATGCTCGAGGACGAGCAGTGTCTATGGATCCCCGGTGACAAGTCGCCCAACCGAATGGATGCACTCGTGTGGGCGTTGACTGAGCTCATGCTCAAGGACGAAGCACCGGGCACGATGGAAGATCCGTTCGCGTCCTGGTAGACGGAGGATGACCGATGGGACTCTTTGACAGCCTGGCCGACAGCTTCCGCAGCCGGCTTCTCCAGTTCCTTGTACCCGGCATGCTCGAGGATCCGGCGAAGTACCAACGGGTCAATCGGCTGCTGCAGCTGAGGGACTACGCGAGCGGCTTCCATCCGCGCCTGCTAAAGACCAAGCCGGGCCAGTTCGACGATAACCTGGCGCTCAACTTCGTGGGGCTCATCGCCAAGCGGGCCGTCTCCATGCTGGTGGGGGGCGGCGTGGAGTTCGACCTGCAAGGGGAGGATATCACCCCGCAGGATGAACACCTGGCCAAAGTGTGGGACGAGAACAAGAAAAGCCTCCTGCTGAACCGCATCGTCCACCTCGGCGCCATCCTTGGTACCTGCGCCGTGAAGCTCGTCCCAGACGGGCTCGTCTCCGCCGTTGATGGTGAGCTCTACCCGCGGATCGTCGCGCTAGATCCGACGTGGTTGACCATCCGGACGGACCCCCACGACGTCGACAGAGTCATTGGCTACACCATCGAGTATGTAGTGCCAGATCATACGTCCAGGAGCGGGGTTCGGGGCTTTCGGGAGACGACAGACCTCATGCGGGGGCCGGTGCCTGAAGGCGAAACCGGGGTGACAGGGGAGACCTTCTGGATCGTGCGCACCTTCGAGCTGGCCGAGAACGGGAGGTGGGAGCTGCAGGGCGAGGACACCACATGGCCTTATGAGTTCGCCCCGATCCTGACCTGGCAGAACCTCCCCCGCATGGGCTCGCCCTACGGCGTGGCGGACATTGAGGACGTGCTGCCCCTCCAGGACCGACTGAACTTCGTCGCCTCCAACATCTCCAAGATCATCCGTTACTACGCCCACCCGATGCGCTACGTAAAGGGGGTTGGCCAGGCCGGCGAAGGGACGCTGAACATTGGCCCGGACGAGATGCCTCGGTTCGGCGGCGACCAAGCGGCCATCGAACAATTGGAGATGCAGGGGGATCTCGGCTCGAGCGTGAATTACCTGCTCATGCTTCGCCAGTCGCTCTTCGACATCAGCCAGACCGTCGACCTCACGTCGGTGGCCGACAAGGTCGGTGCGCTGACTAACTTCGGGCTGCGTGTGCTCTACTTGGACTCTCTCTCGAAGCTCGGAATGAAGCGAGACCTGTACGGCGAGGCGCTGCGGGACCTGAATCACCGGCTGTTGGTCTTGGCCGGCTTCGATGGCGAGGACGCCGACGGGGGTGAGATTATCTGGCCCGATGCGGTCCTTCCGCAGAACGACAAGGAGGTGCTGGAGGTCCTGGAGAAGGAGCACGATCTGGGCGTGACGAGCATTCAGACGATCGCCCAGGAGCGCGGGCGGGACTTCGAAGAGGAAACGGAGCGCATCGCCCAGGAGAAGCAAGGCGAGGAGAACCTTGGGAACGTCCTACTCCGCGCCTTCCAGCGCGGGCAACAGGGAACAGGAGAGTGAGAAATGGCAGACTTCGTATTCAACATCTCCAAGGGACGTGTGGCCGAGTATGCCAACCGGGTCAAGCAGAACGACCCGGCCACGGCCCGGCTGGTCATCATCCCCCTGGAGGCCGCTGGCCTTGAGACACAGGCCCAGCTCGAGGACTCGGACAGTATCTCCCAGGTCCTTGATGGCACGACGAACGAGCAGACCACGATGGGGCGGAAGTACCTGACCGACGTCGATGCCATTGTGCTGACCGAGCAGGAAGCCGGGAACACGATGGACGTGGACATCCCCGACATCACCTGGTCGGGGGCCACGGGGAACGCGATCGGTGCGCTGGTCATCGGCTATGACCCGAACTCGTCTGCGGACTCGGCGATCATCCCGCTGACGCACCACACCTTCGCCGTGACGCCCGATGCCAGCGACATCGTGGCGCAGATCAACGCGGCAGGATTCTTCCGGGCGAGCTGATGCCCGTAGTCTTCCCGCCCTCCGGCTTCGGCCGACCCT